CACAGCAGAGAATGTTGACCCGGAAAGATCGCACCTGAACATCGAATACTGCTACACTCCCATTGAGCAAGCATATCACGAACTATTCGATGAAGCCCTGACTGCTTTCAACGCCAAACAGAAACGGAAAGACCGCTGTATCGAAAACTACTACGAGAAAATCCGTGATGGTAAGCAGGAAAAACCATTTTACGAAGTGATCTTCCAAATCGGAAATGTGGAGGATATGTCCTCCACCGGCAAAAACGGCGAGCTGGCCCGAACCATCCTGGATAAATTCATGCGTAGCTTTCAGGAACGGAATCCGAACCTCCATGTGTTTTCCGCACATCTGCACATGGATGAAGCAACACCCCACCTGCACATCGACTTCATTCCCTTTACCACCGGGAGCAAGCGTGGACTGTCAACCCGTGTGTCTTTGAAGCAGGCACTTGCCGATCAGGGCATTATCGGTGAGGGACGTTCCATGACAGAACGAGCTGTATGGGTGCAGAAACAGAAGGAAGCCCTTGCAGAGATCATGCTGGAGCATGGTATCGAATGGGAACAGAAAGGTGAGCACAGAGAACACCTGAGTGTTTTGGAATACAAGCGGGAGCAGCGCACACAGGAGCTTGCAGAGTTGGAACAAACTATCCAGCATGTTCAGCAGCAACAGATTGATATAGAAGCTGTGGCGCAGATCAAGGCAAAGCCGCTGCCGTTTTCCTCTAAAGTTTCGATTGCACGAGAAGATTACGAGAAGCTTGCTACGGCGGCAGAAAAGTATGTGGTTCAGGAAAAACAGGAAGGGAAACTGAAAAAGCTGCTGAAAGAAGCCAAGAAAACCATCGTCGATCTAAAAAACACAATTACTGATCTGAAAGTGCAGCTCGCAGCTGCCAGGGCGGAACTCGGCAAATATAAGTCCGTCCGTAGCGATCTCCGTACCGGGCAACTGGAGCAGGAGAACAAAGATCTTCGCAGCAAGCTGCGCCGGTATGAGGAAATTATCGATAGAAACAGCCTGTGGGCTTACTTCTCCCGTCATAGAGGAAAAACACACATGAGGGATGATGCCCGATAAGGTGCAAAGAATAATTGTTGGCTAAAGATTCAAACATGGGCAGAATTCCTATTTGGCGAAATTCTGCCCATATTTTATATATCTTATCGGCCGTCAACCATAAAAGTGTGATTAGCATGCCAGAAAAATCATATAATTTTGTGATTTTGGGGTTGTAATTTTGATTGGCTTCGCATATAATAAAAAATGAGATTGAGAGCCACAATAACTCCAATAAAAATGTGAGGAGTGCATCTATGGAACGATTTATTTTAAAAAAGCTGCTGGACTGGAAGAATTCTCCCTACCGCAAGCCCCTGATTCTAAAGGGCGTTCGCCAGGTGGGGAAGACCTGGGTACTGAAAGAATTCGGCAGGCGCTACTATGAAAATACCGCCTATTTTAACTTTGACGAAAACGAGGAATACAAGCAGTTCTTTGAAACCACCAAGGATGTTGACCGCATCCTGCAGAATCTGATGCTGGCCAGTGGGCAGAAGATTGTCCCGGAAAAGACACTTATCATTTTTGACGAGGTGCAGGACTGCCCGAAGGTTATCAACTCCATGAAGTATTTCTGCGAGAACGCTCCGCAGTATCATATCGCCTGCGCCGGTTCTCTGCTGGGCATTGCCCTGGCAAAACCATCCTCTTTCCCGGTGGGCAAGGTCAACTTCCTGCAGATTGACCCTATGACCTTCACAGAATTTCTGCTTGCCAATGGCGACGAAAACCTTGTGAAGTTCTTGGAAAGCGTGGATACCATCGAGCCGATTCCCGATGCCTTTTTCAATCCGCTCTATGAAAAACTGAAGATGTACTATGTCACCGGAGGCATGCCGGAACCTGTGCTCATGTGGACGGAGGCACGGGATGTCTCGGCCATGCAGGAAGCCCTGTCTGGGATTATTGGTGCCTACGAACGTGACTTTGCCAAGCACCCCAATGTGAGCGAGTTCCCAAAGATCTCTATGATCTGGAAGTCTATACCGTCCCAGCTGGCAAGGGAGAATAAGAAGTTTATCTACAAAGTTGTCAAAGAAGGCGCAAGAGCCCGAGAATACGAGGATGCTTTGCAGTGGCTGGTGGATGCAAGACTGGTGCATAAGATCTACCGCAGCACTGCTCCAGGCCTGCCGGTGGCTGCCTACGATGACCTGTCTGCATTTAAGATTTATCTGGTGGATGTGGGTTTGCTCCGCCGTCTGGCACAGCTGGCTCCCACGGCCTTTGGAGAGGGCAACCGCCTGTTCACCGAGTTCAAGGGCGCTTTGACTGAAAACTTTGTGCTGCAGACCCTGATCACGCAGTTTGAAGTGGCTCCCCGCTATTGGAGCCAGAATAATCCACCTT